TAAATCTGAATCAAAACCAGTTAAATCTGAATCAAAACCAGTTAAATCTGAATCAAAACCAGTTAAATCTGAATCAAAACCAGTTAAATCCGAATCAAAACCAGTTAAATCTGAATCAAAACCAGTTAAATCTAAATCTAAATCAGAATCAACACCTGAATTAACACCTGAATTAACACCTGAATTAACACCTGAATTAACATCTGAATCAACACCTGAATCAACACCTGAATCAAAACAAGTTCCTGAAGTAGTATCTAAATCAACATTAGAATCAAAATCAACAACTGAACCAACAAAAAAAGTAAAATCAAAAGTTGAAAAACTAGATCAATCTGATGTAACACATAAAGATACATCAAAAGGAGTTGAAAATAAATCAAAAAAGGTTAAAGCTTAATTTATTAATTATTTGTTGATATTCTTCATAATTTTTTTTATATAACTTAATCATATTTAATAAGTTATTTTCAATTTCATTTAATTTATCTAATTCTATAGATAATAATTTTAATTTATCATTCATATATTATAATTTATTATTTAATTCTGTTATTTTATTTAATGTATTTTCACGAATTTCAATAATTTTATTTATTTTTTCTTCTAATTTTTCTATTATTTTTTTATCATGATTTATTTTTTCAGTAATTAATTTAACTGTAAATTTATTATAATATTCTTTATACATCATTATTTGTTCATTATTTAATAAATTTGATTTTAATATAATTTCTATTATTTTTATTATTTGTTGTATTAATGTTAATTCAAATTTTTTAATATTTTCATTTGTATTTTTATTTATAATATTATATAAATTAATTAACATTTCTATATCTTTCATGAATTCACAATTTATATCTAGTATATATGTATTTACATTATCATTTATATTTTCATTTGTTAAATGTTTAATTATATCATTTTCAGATATTATTATATCATTTATTATAAATGTATTATTTTCATATTTTATATTTGTTTTCTTATTCATTTCTTCTATTTCTTTTATTTCTTTTATTTCATTATCAAAATTTAACATAATTTATATATATTAATAGTTATTATAATTTTATTATAATTTGTCCATTTGAATAATTTGTAGTTGTATTTATTGTTTCAGTTGATGTATTTTGTAATTCATTTATTTTATTTTTTTTTCTATTTTTTTCATCATTCTTATAATTTTTCATTTCATCTTTTAAATATATATAATTTTCATTTATATATTCAATTAATTCATGTTTCATTAACCATTTAAAAAAATTTAATTGTCCTAATGTTGTATATATTTCTTTTTTATTAACTTTAAATGTATAAATAAATTTATCATTATTATCATCTTTAGTTCGTCTAAATGGATCAAAATATTTTTTTGTATATGTTTTTAATTGTGCCTTATAACTAATTCTAACATCAAATTTTAATCCTTGTATTTTATTTCTATATTTTGCAAAATTAGTTACAAACCAATCAATAATTCGTAATGAAATTGTTGCTTTTCCATTTATTATATCTATTAAATTATCTATTTTAGATGATTCACATTTATTAAAATAATCATTTATTAATTTATAAAATCCTAATTCTTGTTTATTAAAATAAATTTTTAAATTATCGTCAGTTGTTATATCATTTAATATAGATGTATTTTTTTTGTCATCATTTAATTTTAATATAATACTCATATAATATTACATAATATAAACTTCTTAAGTAGTTTTTTATTTTTAATTTTTATCATATGTTTAATATAATGAATAATCATTTATTACATCATTTTCACTCTAAAAAAATAGATACTCGTACTAATATTATCAAACGTGAACAACAACAAAAATATTCACAATTTGGATATACACCACAACAATTAACAGAAATAATTATTGAACCAATTCATGTTAAAAAACAAAATAATTCTGAAATTGTTCAAAAATATAATGAATTGAAACAAAAATATACAATTGATAATACAAATAAATATAAAGCAAATACATTCATACAAGAATTATGGAATAAACGAACAAATATACCATATAAAAAAATTTTAAATGATATGATTCAAAATAAAGATATTAAATCAGCAGAAGATTTAATTATTTATAAANCATCATTATCAGATAAAGATTATAATAGANTAATNCAAGATTATAATAATTTAATTGAATTACGTAAAAAACATAATATAGAATTAACTAATGAATATTCAGAAGTAAATAAAAATGAACATATTAAAAAATTTGAATATTCAACTACTTATATACGTTCTAATTTTAATCCTAAAGATTACACACAATTAAAATCATCAATACCACAACATACTAATCCACATCATAATAAAATAAAAATTACTAAAAAAGAAACACAAGATCCAGTTATTAAACAACAAGAATCTAATACACAAGACCCAGTTATTAAACAAGAATCAAATATTAAACAAGATCATAATGTAGTTCATAAAAAAGAACATGATAAAAATAAATATCAACAAAAAATATTTTTAACAAAACATTAATTGTGCATTTAAATATTAATTATTTTTTTATTATTATTTTGTATAATGGATACAGATTATATAATTGGTATTGATTTAGGAACAACAAATACATGTGCTGGTGTATGGCGTAATAACAATTTTGAAATTTTTTTAGATAAATATGGAAATTCAACAATTCCAAGTATTGTTGCATATACAAATAAATATTTATATGATAAAAGTCGTTATGTTGGTTTAGATGCAAAAAATCAATTAGAATTAAATTANCAAAATACATTTTATGAAGTAAAACGATTAATTGGACGTCAATTTACTGATCNATATGTATCTTCTGAATTAGAATGTGGTTTATTAGCATATAATATTATAACAAATGATAAGAATCAAATTTTATTACAATCAGAATTAAATGATTCACATATTTTTACACCTGAAGAAATTTCTGGTGCAATTTTATTAGAAATTAAACAATTAGCATCAAAATATTTAGGTTGTAAAATAACAAATTGTGTTATTACAGTTCCTGCAAATTTTAATGATTATCAACGACAATCTACAAAAGATAGTGCAATAATTGCTGGTTTAAATTGTTTACGTATTATTAATGAACCTACTGCAGCAGCATTAGCATATGGTTATATTGATAAAACAATTGGTATTACAAATGAAATTTATATTCTTGTTTATGATTTTGGTGGTGGAACTCTTGATGTGTCTCTATTATCTATTTATGATGGTATTTTTGATGTAANTGCTTCATGTGGAAATGCTCGNTTTGGTGGTAGTGATTTTGATAATCGTATTATGACATTTTGTATTCTAAAATTTAAACAAAAACATAAATTACAAAATATTACTTTAAATAAATTCAGTCTTCAAAAATTAAAAATATTATCAGAAAAAGCAAAAATAAATTTATCATCTGATTTTAAAACTAATATTTCTATACATAATTTTTATAATGATTTGTCTCTAAATATAGATATCACTCAACCTATGTTTGAAGAAATATGTGCTGATCTATTATTTAAATGTATTACTCCTATTGATGACATTTTACATATTTCTAATATTCCTATATCTCAAATTAATGATATTATTTTAGTTGGTGGTATGACTAAATCACCAATTATTAAATCATTACTTGAAACAAAATTTAATAAAAAACTTACTCATTTAATTAATCCAGATTTAGTTGTTGCTATGGGTGCATCAATTCAAGGTCATATTTTAACAGGTGCGACTGATGATATTTTTGCAAATACAATAACTTTATTAGATACAACTTCTTTATCTCTTGGTGTTGAAACTAATAATGGTATTATGGATGTAGTTATTAATCGTGGATCTAATATTCCTATTTCTAAACAAAAAAAATATTCAATTGATGAAGATTTTGTTGACAGTGTTGTTATTAAAGTTTTTGAAGGAGAACGGCAATTAACAAAAGATAATTTTTTTGTTGGTGAATTTATTTTGACTGGAATTATTCCTCAACCTCGTAATATTCCTGAAATTATTATTACTTTTAAAATTGATAATAATGGTCTTATTAGTGTTATTGCTGAAGATACAAAAACTCATAATAAAAATGAATTAATTGTTATTAATAATAAAAATAAATTATCTGATGAAGACTTACAAAAATTAATTAATGAATCACAAGAATTTGAATTACAAGATGAAATTCAAAAAGAAAAAAAACTTTTACATTCAACAAGTATTAATCTTTGTAATACAATTTTAAATAATATTAAATATAATACAACAATTTCTTTACCTCAAGAATTTATTAATAATACTAATTCTCAATTAAATTCATATTTATCATATTTATCTGAAAAACTCTATTTTAATTATGATATTTCAGAATTAAAATCATTAATTAATACTATTGAATCCAATTATAAACAATTTTCTAAATATATTCATATTGATGATACTATTAACCCCCAACAAAATAATAATTTAACATCAATTTATGATGATTCTAATCCAGAATCTAATATGATTACATCTGTTTTAGATGAATCACCTCAAAATGTTTCACAATTTAAACAAGATTTATCAAATTTATGTAATCAATTATTAACTATTTTACCAGATTCTGATAAACTTATTCAATTAAAAGATATCATTTCAGATACTTTATTATGGATATATGTTAATGAAACTTTAACCGATGATGATTATAAATATAAAATTGATGAAATCAATTCACTTTCTAATTCTTTATATGCACAATTTCCTGATATTTTTATTTATCAAGAATTAGAACAATTATGTTATCATATTCTTTTATTAATTGAAGATCATATTATCACTAATCCTATTCTAATAAATCTCGTTAATACAACTTTAAAATGGTTGTATACTTGTGAAAATAAATCAATTGATGAATATAATTCATACTTACAACAAATTAATTCATTATATGATAAATCATCAATAGAATCAAATAATTCTAATAATATTACTGATACTGGTGGAACAGAAAACTCTAATAGAATTTTCGGAACAAGTATTTTATCTATTATAGAATTAAAACAAAAAAATATTCTTAATAATTTAATTAATAAGGATGATTAAGTCTTTTACTTTTTTCAATCTGTTTTATTTTTTTTAAATCATTTTGTATTTCTTTGTTACGTTGTATTTCTTTTGATTTCTCTTCTTTTTCATCTTTCTTACGTTGTTTCTCTTCATTTACATTTTGTATTAATGAACATTTTGCTCCCATTATATATATTATATTTTATATAATTTTAGTTTTATATATTTATTTTTCATTTTTTATTATATAAATGAATAGAATTCAAAAAATTAATAATATATATAATGTTCTTATTACTCCTTCTTTAGAATTTGATTCTGATATTGGTTTCATGNTTAGTAATTGGANAGATCATACNCTTTCAGGTTATAATGTTTTATCTTATAATTCATTATCTGATGCTTTAATTAAAGCTGAAAAATATCCAGATTTAAATTGGTTGAAATTTGTATTAATTCAAAAAGATTACTTTGTTTATGTCAATAATATTCTTGTTAATAATTATGTTAAAAAATATAATATACCATATAAACATTTTATTATGGATCCTGATGAATTAAAACAAACATTTTTTAATAGAGTAATTACATATGGTAAACAATTTAGACCTTGTCATCATTTGAATGATATGATGTTATTTGAATTAAAATTTACAGATATTAATTTACTTAATCATATTATGAAATTAATTTATTCTAATCATAATTTAACAATTTATAAGGTTATATATAATAAATATAATATATTACTAATTGGTAAAACAGATAATTCTTTAACTTATACTATTAATTTAATATATTCAAAATAAAAAACATATATTATAATATAATGAGTAATAATCCTCCAAATGTAAGTGCTCTTGCATATGCAAGTTTACCAAATACACTTACTCTAACTGATATTCAAAATAATCCAAATTTATCACAATTTGAAAATACACCATTATCTACTTTAACTCAACATATGCAAAATACTGTACTTAAACGTGCTTGTTGTAGATATCAAGGTAATCCAGGTACTTCTAGTCAATCATATACAGTAAATGTAAAAATTCCCGTTCCTCCAAATTATCAGTTTACTACTGCAAATTCTCCAATTGAACAAAAATATGGTTTTGTTTTCAAAGAAGTTACAATTCCTTCAACTATGTGTGCAAATGTTCCTGATCATGTTAATTCAAAGAGTGTATGTGATGATTTTTATGCATTATATTGTGAAAACTCAAAAAATCATTATATTAAAGAAGCAACAAAATTAGGGTCAACTCCAACTATGGCAGAATTTATGCAATATTCTCCAGATTGTACTTGTTTTATTGATAAACCTCCCGCATTAGCATCTGTTCCAATGCCAAATGCAGTTACATGTTGGAATAATCAATGTCCTTCCCAAGGTCTGTCAACTGACATATATACACCAATAAATGCAAGAAACTATTCATGTCCAAGTATTTGTGCTCAAATATTAGACATTGGTAATCTTACAATAAGTGGTGATGCATCACTTAAAAATACAGCAATTGCAAATTGTTTTTCTTCAAATGATTCAGGAGAACACAGTCAAGGACAAAGTCAAGGACAAAGTCAAGGACAAAGTCAAGGAGGATCATCTAATCATATTTTTATATTTATTGGCATTGGTATTTTTATTTTATTTATATTTATATTTATTTATTTATTATAAAATGACATTAATATTTAATATATTTTAATTTATATAAATATATAATATATGGGTCATTCTAGTAGTAAAGTTTCAATACAACAAAAATATCAATCAACTGTTATTAATTCTAATGATATTAATGTTATGAATTCTCTTGCAATTAATGTTAGTACAACACAAACTGTTAATCAAGCACAATCATGTGGTGCAACATCAACAAGTGATCAGGTTATAAACTTACCATGTTTAACTATATCTGGTGATGCCAAGGTAAATATTAGTCAACTTAGTAAGTCAAAAGTAGATTTTTCTTGTGTTCAAACATCATCTATTGAAACAAGTATAAATAATTCATTAACTTCATTGTATACAGAACTTATTACAAATATGTATACCAATAAAGCATTAAATACAATTAATAATAATATTTCTAATAATCAATCAAATGGTGGATATATGTTTGGTCCTTTAATCCAACCTTCACAAAGTGATCAAACAAATATGACAGCAACTAAGGAAGTATATCAAACAACAAATTCAGTTACACAAAATATTACAAATGCAATTAATTATACTATACAAAATAATATAGATATTAGTTCTATAACTTCTGCTATTGCTTCAGCATATTCTTCAGAAGTAATAAATTTGGGAACAACTTGTACCACTATAAAAGGTAACGCAATTGTAAATATTGCACAAACAATTACTTCAAATGTAATTGCAACATTACAACAAAATAGTTCAATTATAAATAATGTAACAACAAGTATATTAACTAATTTAGGTATTTCTACAAGTAATTTAGTAAAAAATGCATTAGTATTAAATACTAAAAATGCTGATAAAGCTATACAAAATGAAAAAGGTCTTTTTACTCAAGCAGGTGGTGTTTTTTCAAAAATTGGTGATGCACTTAGTGATCTTATGAAAAGTGCTATGGGTCCTCTTATAATTATTGCAATTGTTATAATAGTTGTTATTATTATATATAAACAATTAGTTGATAGTGGAAATGCACCATCACCTAATCAAATTGCAGCTATGGCTGCAACAAGATAAATTTTTTAATTAAATTTTCATTATTTGAGATATTATATTAAACATAATATCACTATTTCGTTTTCCATCATAATTAATATTATAATTTTTTCCATTCATTTTTATATTAAAATGAATTGTTGGATATCCTGCTATTTGTAAATTTTTATCTATTTGTTTCTCTTCATATTCATTATATGTTATATTTTTATCATTTAATTTATCTATGTTTGCTTTTAATTTATTCCATTCAGGTTTAAAATTAATACAATGACCACACCACTCTGCATAATATAATGTTATATTAACATCTTTTTTAACCATATAAATATAATTTAGATAAATTTTTATTATTTGTCACTAATTGTTTTGGTTTTTGTTTACTTTTATTATATTTAATTATTTTCTTTTTTGGTTTTATTAATGTTTTTTTTGGTTTTATTAATGTTTTTTTTGGTTTTATTAATGTTTTCTTTGGTTTTATTAATGTTTGTTTTGATTTTATTAATATTTGCTTTGGTTTTATGAAAATTTGTTTTGATTTTATCATTGGTATTTGTTTAATTTTCATTATATTTGGTTTACTTATTAATATAATTTTTTTATTTACTTGTTTGATTGCTTTAGGTTTAATAAATTTTTTTACTTTTAATGTTTCAATTAAACATTTTGCAAAATTTATTTTTGAAACATAATTATATAATAATTTACAATTCATTCGCATTTTTTCTTCTGCTTCAATACTTATATTTGCTAATATTTGTGGTATTATTTTAAAACTGGATTCTTTTATTACTATTATTGCATCTTTCCATTCAATTGGACATGATTTTCCTAAATATGGTAATTGTAATGTATCTGCTAATAATACAGGTATTGATCCAACTGCTAATGATTCCCAAAATCTAATACTATTTGGTCCAGTTCCTGATGGACATAATGAATATCTAGATTCTAATAATATTGTATTATATGTTTCATTATTTGACATCATTTTATTTATATCTTTCTTTGTTAAATCATTTCCTCTTACTTGTTGATTGTATACAATTTTATTAAAATGCCATGTATCAGTATTTTTAATAAATGCATTTTCATTATGATTCATATTAAATATATTTAAACGTATTTTACTTAAATATAATCTATTATATCCTCCAACAAAACTATATAAATATTTTCTATTCAAATTATTATTTAATATTATTTTATTTCTTGTTGGATCTTCAACATTTACTGCATATAATGGAAAAGCTTCAATAGTTACATTAGATATATGTCCTTGTCCAATTTTTTTATGTGGTGTGAAACAATATTGTATTCCCAATTTTTCTAATATTGGTATTATTTTTCTAAAATTTATATGTTGACATACTGTTATATAACATTTAATTTTACTTCTTTGTTTATTAAAACTTGTTATAAAATCATTATTGATAACACTATTAATATTTTTTTTATCTATTAATGTTGCCCATGGTATGGCAACATATACATAATTTTTTAAATTATTACTAATTTTTAATATACTTGTCAAAGCTTGTTTTTCTGTTATAACTGGATATTGCCATATTTCATTTATTTTTGGAATCCATATTTCCATTCCATTTTTCCTTTTTTGTATTACTGGCATAATATATATAATTTAGAATTTATTTTATTTTTATAAATGTTATATTATAATTTTCATTATGACACATTCGATAATTATTGTCCTCTAATTTTTTCATACATTTATTAAATAAATCAACCTTTTTATTTGCTCTTCTTGCATCAAAATCAACACATAAATATGTTGGAAATATATTTTCATCTAACATTTGTATTATTACTTCAGATTCTACTCCTTCAATATCTAATTTTATTAAATCTATTTCATCATGATTTAATGTTTTCATAATTGTTGATAATTTTTTAACTGGTATATTTATTGATTTTCCAACTTTTCTTAATGTTGGATCTAATGTATATGATACATGATCTTTATTTACTGGTTCATAAAATTTTAATGTATTATTATCAGTATATACTCCATAATTATAATAATGTATTTTAGATGTATCAATTGGTTTAATCACATATTTTAAATAATTTGAATCACCTCCTCCCCAATGTTTATCATATTTTATTTTAATTTTATTTTGTATTGCTCCAATTATTGTGTTAAAATGTGTACATGCTCTTGGTGTTGGATCAAATAAAAATGTATTGCATTTATAAGTATCCATCATTGCTATATCAAATGAAATATCTTCTCCAACACCAACACAATATATAATACTATCTTTATCTATATTCATTTTGTTTGGTAAATAAAATCCACCATATTTTGTTCCATACAATTTTATATAATCCATATATATATGATACACAATAAAAAAATTACAATTATACATTATTGTTGTGGAAAATTCCCATTCAGTTATGGTGGTGTTGCTCGGTTTGATTATCATTTAAAACTTGCATTTCCTCAACGATTTTGGTTTCAAGGTCCATCTGGTAAAGCAGATATGCTCAAATTTATTAAAACTCTTAGTAATTACATTATTGTAACTGATAATCATCTCGCTTGTGATATTCCTAATAATATTCCTTGTATTATTGTTCATCATGGTTGTGCTAAAACAACATCAGAACGTGATCCAGCATGGAATGGAAAATTACGAAATTTATGTGTAAATGGACAAGAACATATGTTAAAATATCGTTCACCTACAAATACTCTTATTTTAAGTTGTTCTCAAAATTGTATTGATGATTTTACTAAATATTATCCTTCTCTATATTCTAAATTTGAAAAAAAATTATTATTACATACTAGTGAATTACGTCCTTATGAACGAAAAAAATATAATGAACTTCCAGTTGTACTCGGTAATTGGTTTGGTGCAACTAAAAAAGGTGGTCGTTTTATTGATTCTCTCAAAAAATTACTTGAAAATGAATTTGAATTTCGTCCACTTAATGTTGAAAAAACGTCTAATATAAATTTACATAATGAATTATTAGCTAGAGAATATCAAAAAGCTGATATATTTTTACAATTATCTGTTGCTGAAGGTAATTCTTATGCTACTTTAGATGCTTTTTGTAATGATATGTTAATATGTGGTACAAATGTTGGATTATTATATGATTTAGAAAAACAAAATGTTGGTGTTATTTTTCCTTGGGAAAAAATGAGTGATATTGATTTTGTTGCATCAAAATTACGCGAACTTTGGAAACATCGTAATGAATATAATCATCGCTCAGTAAATTGGTTTAAATCTAATGTTAATATGCAATCATGGTTTTCTAAATTTACTAAAATTATAAATGAATTTGTATCTAAACAATTTAAGAAACAACTTTTACCAGTTAAAATTCCATTAGTAAAACCAACTCAATTGATTACAAAAGCTTCTCCTCGTATTTCTTCTAATATTAAATATATTACTGAAAAACCACATGCTAATACTAATCATTCTCATTCAAAACAATCATTAACAAAATCAACTACATCTTTATCTAAACATTATACTAATACAATATTATTTAAAAAATCATCACCTAAAAAAGTTATTAAAAAATCAGCACCTAAAAAAGTTATTAAAAAATCAGCACCTAAAAAAGTTATTAAAAAATCATCACCTAAAAAAGTTATTAAAAAATCAGCACCTAAAAAAGTTATTAAAAAATCAGCACCTAAAAAAGTTATTAAAAAATCAGCACATAAAAAATTAAAAAAAAAAATAAAAAAATCATTTAAAAAACGGAATACAAAAAAAATTATTCAAAAAATTTTAATAAATAAATAAATAAATATAAAGATTATTATATATGACAACATCATTTGTTAATATATTATTATTACACAGATATAAACAAAAACATAATAAATTAAATAAACCTAAAAAAAATAAAACTAAAAATAAAACTAAATTTTTAAATAAAAATATATCTAATAAAACTAATAAAACTAATAAACAAAATAAACCAAAAGTAATGGTTTCAAAAGTAATGGTTTCAAAAGTAATGGTTTCAAAAGGAATGGCAAATTCAAAATCTAAATTGAAGAAGAAACCACGATATAATTCTAAAACACAAATTATACCAATTTTAAATAAAAAAATACATAAAAAATATATTAATTTTAATAATAAATATATTTTGGTTAAAGGAACTGCTGGATTTGGTAATATGATATCTAGTTTAAATTATTGTTATAATATTGCATTATTAACCAATCGTAAATTAGTAATTGATTGGAAACATTCATTATGGAATGATAATTTTAATAAATATTTCATATTACCAAATAATATTTATGAAGATTATGATACTTTTATGAAAAAATATAAAACAAATACAAATGTATTTCCACCTATTTTTATAAATAAATTAAATAAAAATGTAGTTGATGTTTTTGCAAAACATAATAAAGAATATGTTGGTTGGTCTTTATTTCCATCAGTAAAAAAAGCATATAGTAATATAACAATTGTAGTTATGGCTTTTAATTTTTTTAAAATTGGATTTCAACAATTTAATAATTTTTGGAAAAATATCAAAATTCATCCTAATATTCAAACAATTATTAATACATATAAATCTCAATTAGTACCCTATAATAGTATTCATATACGTAATACAGATCAACAACAAATTAATACTACTTGGATTACTAATTTTTTAAATACTTATCCAAATAAAAATATATATGTTGCAACGGATGACAAAAAAATGTTAGAATTATGTAAAAACACACATACTAAAATTTTTAATTTTACAACATTATATGATACTAAAACACCATTACAATTTATAAAAATTCCTAATATATATAATAAAAATATTGAAACAATTATTGATATAATATTATTAAGTCAATCTGATGTTTATAAATATGCTAGTAAATTATTAATAAAAGGACAATATAATTCATCTTCTTTTTCATTATTAGCTCAAAAAATACATGATTATAATCATAAAATTCCTGAGCGTAATTTAGATTATGTATCTTTCTCTTTGTAAATTATATGTATAATATTGTATTATTTAAATTAAAACAACAAGTAAAACAAAAACAACCTAAATTAATTAAAAAACAATCTAATGAACACCAAAATACAAAATATATTTTAGTGAAAGGTATAAATGGTTTTGGTAATATGATATCTTCCCTTAATTTTTGTTATCATTTAGCTATTAATACTAATAGAAAACTTGTTATTGATTGGAAAAATTCTATTTGGAATGATGAGTTTGATAATTATTTTATATTTAATTCAAATATTTATGTTCCATTTACTGATTTTATTACTCAACAAAAATCTAATACTAGTGTATATCCTTCTTATTTTATTAATAACTTGACAAAAGAAATTGATAATGCAATTTTTGTAGATATAAAAACATTAACACAACCATTATCTTATATTAAATCAAATATTTCTATTATTGTATTAGCATTTAATTATCATTGTATTGGTTTTCAATCATTCAATCTTTTTTGGAATAATATATCTATTATTCCTTCTATTAATTCTATTATTCAATCAAAATTATTAGAATTAGGTTCTTATAAAGCAATTCATATTCGTAATTCGGATCAACTTCAATTAGATACATCATGGATTATTTCTTTTTTATTATCTAATAAATCATATAATATTTATGTTGCAACTGATGATATTAATATGGTTTCCCTCTGTAAACAACACCATGATAATATCTTTTCATACACGACTTTTTACAAGTCGGACAAGCCAATGCATTATGCATATTGTTCAGATATATATAAAAAAAATTGTGATGTAATTGTTGATTTGTATTTATTGGCGAATAGTATAGATTTTGTGTATGCTGAAAAAATTGTTTATACAAAAACCAAAAAAATTCATTCATCGTCATATTCTATATTAGCAAAAAAAATATTTGACATTTTACATAAATTACCTGAACGTGATTATAATTATGTTTCATTTAAACCAATTCAATTTACTAAATTTATTTAAATTTTTTCTAATTAAATTATATAATGTTTTTAAAATATTTTTGTTTAATTGCAACAATATTTATACCATCAGTATTTGCTATTCCATCAACAGATTATCCTGAAAGTATAGAAGAATCAGAAATTCCAGAAACTAGTTTTCCTGAAACTGAATTACCTTTTGTTAATTTTTCAAATTCATTATCAAGTAGTTCAAGTAATTCAAATTATTCATCAACAGAATGTAATGATGGATGTATAAGTGGTGCTGTAATTGGTTCTGTTTTGGGAACATTATGTTTACTTTTATGTGCATATGTTTTTTATAAGAAAAAATATAAAAAACCAAAAATAAATGAACCTTCTACAAATGTTTAAAATTTATTTTTAATTAAATTAATGAATTTAAGATATAAATTCATTTTATCAATTTCATTTTCATATTTTGTATCATTTATATTCTGAAATATTGCTTTTTTAAAATCTGGTATACATACTCCATTGAGATCTTTTATACATTTTAATAATGTATACTTAATATTACATTTATTTATATATTTAGTTAATCCTGTTAATACTAATGTAAACCCACATATAACTAAATTACTTGCTAAAAATAAATTTCGTAATATCTTATTATCATCTGCAAATTTATACCATTTTTCTAAAAAATTAGAAACTGATAATCCTATTATACATAATATCACAAAATATTGTACAATTGCTAAAACTATACATTTTCTATTTTGTTTTGATTCTTGTGTAATTATTGTTTTCTCATCTTCTTCTAAAGATATAACCATATGCCTTGATGTTAAATCTATAGTTGGCGCAATTGGTTCATTTATTCCAATTGGCATTTCTATTGTTGTTGAAGGGCAATTTGTAGAACAAATTACTCTAGAGGATATATGTTCCATATTTCCTGTCATTATAATATATTATATAATAAATAAAATATTATTTAAGATTATTTAAATATTCATTATATTTTTGTAAATCAAGTATAAATCCAATATTTGGATTTATATATATTCTTTTTTCTTTAACAAAATTAAATGCAGAATTATATTTTTCATGTATATTATTAAAATGATATTTCATTAAATATGCTATTATAATTGATGGACTTCTTGATAATCCCTTTTGACAATGTACTAATATTTTTCTATTATTATTTAATAAATTATTTATTAAATCTGAACATTCATCAAAGTATTGTCCTATATTTTCATTACTATCATCTTTAATTTTTATTTGTTTTCCATCTATATTATCATTTTGTAATAAATGTATATTATGTGTAATATTTAATATATATGTTATATTTCTCTTATTTAATTCATTAATAATTAAATCATCCTCTCCTCCTAACCATAATCCATCTATTATTTCAGTTGCATTAAATTCTGATATATTTTTATTAGCAACTGAAATAGTATTTCTTGGTGGTATTATTATTGTAAATTTAGGTATATTCATATTTAATGCTCGTTTTGATGTCATATTAGTTATTATTATTAATTACATTATATAAAGATTTTTATTTTCATTTTTTATTTAATAAAATATAATCCAAGTAATCCATTTGCTATACATAATATATTATAACTTGTACAATAACATCTAAATATTATTTGATTTAATGTATTTATATTACTTGCTAAATATAAATGTAATTCTATATTATTAAATAATGACATATTAAGTTCACCTGATGGTTGAAAATTGAATATATTATTTGAAAATGAATACATATGAATACCATTTGATATTGTTCTATTTATATATTTATAGATTTGTATTTCAGTATTTATCAAACCAACATCAATACTATTTAATGTTAATTTTTCAGTTATAATATTTTTATTATTTAATTCTTTATTATAACTATTTGTATAATTTAAATAATCTTTTGTATTTATATTTGATACTAATTGTGTTGTCCATATTAGATATTTACACATATTATCAACATCTATTTTTAGTTTATCTGTTTGTGTATCTATAACAGCTTCTGTATAATATAATTGTTCTATTAAATAAGTATGTTTTGTATCTATAAATTTTTGTCGTTCTTCACTTTCTAAATAATAATAATCAATCAATAAATAACATTGTGTTAAATTTGCATTTTGAATAGTATATATTGGTTCAGTTATACTTTGTTCATTAAAATCACCATATGATGAATATTGTGAACTTTGTCCAATTATTAAATATTTTAATGCATCAGGTGTTTCTAAATATGTATTTATTTTTTCAGTTGTATCATAAATATCTAATGATATATTGGGTAATCCAATTAATTTATCATTTGTTAATTTAATATAATATAATCTTTTAGTATTAATATCATATTTTACAAATATTCCTGCTCTAATTGTATTATTTATTTTTTGTTCAATATATTCATTAGGTGTAAAACTTACTATATCATCACGACATTTTAATGAATGTGTTGGTGTTTGTATATATAATTTTTCAAATGTTTCAAATTCAACATTTATGTTTACATTACAATATTCTAAACTAACAAGTGGTAAATATTGATTTTTACAAAACCAAAAATATAATGGTATATATAATGTATATTGGTTTTTTATTTTTGTAAAATCTGTTAATTCATTTACATTTCCTATCATTTTTTCAAATCCTCTTTTATGATCTTCAATTATATCACCAGTTAATTCACATAATACATTTAACCATTCACTATAATGTACATCAATTAATTGATTATTTATTTCAATTTCAACACTTTTTATTAATGAAAATCCTACTCTTTTTATCCATGCAAATTTAATATCAGAATTTATTATATTAATTTCAGGTAATGTAACAACTATAAATATTTGTCCAATTAAATCTCCTAATTTTCCTATATTACATGTTACTCGTTTATTAAAATTTGCTTGTGTTAAAAATGTTTGCTGAATTTGTTCTTTTGCAAAATTTGTATGTTTTTTATATTTTATTTTAAAAAATGTTATTTGTGGATTATATGTTAAAAATATATCTTCTTTTCCTTTTCCTGCTAATTGAATTATTCCTGCTGTCATAATATATATACATTACCTTTTTTTTTATTATATTATTTTATTTTATATAATGGACGAAATTATACAAATAATTATTTTAATTGTTGTATTATATCTTATATACAAATTTGTCATTTATCCATTTACACCTTCTGGCATATTAAGTAATATTAGTGGTGGTATTCATTTATAAATATTTTCTATTCAATTAATATAATGTGTAACTTATTATTTATTATTGGATTCTTTATTTTATTTATTTTATATTATTCATATACTAAAAGTAAATCAGAAAATTTAACATTTATTGATGATAAATTAATTCTATATTATGCTCATTGGTGTCATCATTGTAAAACATTTTTACCAGAATGGAAAAAAATTGTTGATATGAATATTGTTAAAACTGACAAAATAGAATGTACAAATAATAAAGAAGTTTGTTCTAAACAAAATATTATTGGTTATCCAACAATTGTATATATGAAAAATAATAAACCTCATATATATCCACAAACAATGAATAGAACTAGTAATGATATATTAAAATATTTTAAATTAATTTAATTTAAAAATATAATTATATATTATTGTATATGTCTCAAAATTTATATGAAATTAATCTATATAAATTAATAAATGCTGATAAATCTGACTCTGATGAAATTATTAAAAAAAAATGTAATCAAAAACTTGCTAAATATCATCCAGATAAATTAATTAATATATTAAAAACATTACCAGAACATGAAAAAGAAGTTCACAAACAATTATTTAAAGAAAAATATGAATTATTTGTTCTTATTACTAATCTATTAAAAAATCCTGAAGAACGTAAAAAATATGATGATGAATATACTAAACTTAAATATGATCCACAAGAATTAATTACATCTTTTAAAAATGATATATGTAAACAAGATAAACAAATTGATGAAACAATTAAACAACAATTTTTATCACATGTAAATAATAAGATTGATAAATTAGATAATTTATCAGAATTAGTTGAAGATTTAGAATTAGATCGCGAACAACAAGACTTAGTTGTTCCAAGTAAATTAAAAATTGATGAAACTGATATAAAAGAATTTAATAAACAATTTAATAAATTATTTGAACAAAAATATACATCAAATACATCTGATAAAATTATAATTAGTAAACATGATAGTGATAATACATATTTATCAATTACATCAGAGTATAATGCATTATGTACTGAAGATGAACCAATTGATTTATATACACAAAATGGATATACATATAATATTGATTATTCATACACTCCATCAATGCAAACATTAGATGAAATTTTAAAAGAACGAGAAAAAATGGATTTTGAATTTTCTAAACAAATTGAAAATCCAATTATTAATAAAGATAGTAATGTTAATCCTAAATTTGAATTATTATTTGATTCAAAATTACTTAATGATTGATACGAGGTAATTTCAATGGTATTCTTGGTAATTCATTTGTTATTATATCACCAATAAATTGTTGTGATATACTAAATTTTTCTATATTTGGTTGTTCATTTGGTAATTTTCTAAATATTGATTTAAAATTTCCACCTTCTATTTTTTTATCATTATTATTTAATATATAATTATATACTATTATTCCCAATATACCACTTCCAGTTGATATTAATATATTATATGTTTTATTTTCTTCATTGTATTCCATATATTTTAAATAAAAATACATAATTAAACCAATTATTATTCCAATTATAATTAATGTTATATTCATTATATATTCTATTAAGAAATTATCATTCAAAATAACAATTTACTTTATCATCTAATTTTGTAATATTAGTTGGAATTAATGAATTTAAATCTGTTTCATGTTCTTTTTTTATTACTTGTTCATTATTAACAATTAAATCTGTATGTTGTTGTTGTTTCTCTTCACTTTTTAAATATTCATCTAAAATTAAATTCATTGGTATTACATCTAATATAACTGTTTTTATTCCAGATTTTAACACTTGTATAATCTTATTTTGATTATCTTTTATTTCTTGTTCAGAAAAATCATGCCAAAATAATCTAGGATGATTATATATTAATTGACCACATTCTATACAACATTTGTGTATAAATGTTTTAATATCTATATCATAATATTTTTCATCAAAATTTGTTAATTTTTCATTTGATAATAAAATTATTGTACTTTTTAAGGTTGCTTTTACAATATTATCAAATAATTCAGGTTTTCCACTTTCATTTTTAATATTTTTATATATTTTTTCTATTTTTTCATTATTTAATTTTTCAATTTGATTTAAAAAATACTGAAATATCATTATCACATTTGATTCATATTTTTTATTAGTTTTTTGTGCTTTCTCAATATATTGTTTATCTTGTTTTAATGCTTGTGTATATACTCCTTGAAACTCTTTAAATAATCCAGGTGTCATTTTATTTAATAAATAGTTTAAATAAGTATTATGAATACATTCTTGCATATTTTATATATTTTAAAGTTATATTATTTTATTATATAAAAACACATAAAAATTAATTATTATTATATATTAAATGTCAGGTTCTGCTTTTATTTATTGTCGTATTAGTTCAAAAACAGATAGTAATACACTTAATAATCAAAAATTTATATGTGAATCTTATTGTCGTAAACATAATATTCCTATAAAATCAATTATGCAAGAAACAAAATCATCACGTAATATGTTAAATCTTTCATCATTATCAAAATTTGTTAGTAAAATGTCAAAAGGTGATATATTAATTTTCTCAGATATTACAAGATTTTCAAGAAATGTAAAACAAGCATTATTATTTTTAGATAACAATAAACATATTAATGTTTATTCAGTTAATGATAATATTAGTTTTTCAAATCATTTTGATAAATTTCAATTTATTCAACAACTTAATTTATCTGAATATGAAAGTAATAAATGTTCATTTCGTCGGTTGACTCAATTAAATATAAAAAATCAAATGTTAAAATCTGTACGATCTAAACATAAAAAAGGTAAAAAATGTAAATAATTTATGCATTTCCATATCTATTTTCCATTGCTAATGCTTGAGATCTAGTTAAACACATTGTTCCACTACCACTTGTTGCATTACTACAAGTATAATTATTTGGTACATAATTCGTTCCAGGTTCGGCTACATTGGCTTGCATGTTTTCATCTGGTGGTGCTACAGATTGATGTTGTTTACTTCCACAACCTAATGAACATTTATTCCAATTTCCACCTAATATTTCACTTCCACCTCCTGTATCATCTCCATTATAATTTCCATTACAATTCATATTATCTGGATTTTCTGGTTGTATATATCCATTTGGAATTCTAGATGGTGGCATACCCATTGTATTTACTGATTTTTGTTGAGGCAATGTTGGATCATATGGTTTAAACATTTCTTGTTTAAATACCATTGAAAATAATACTCCTGCTAATACTGCAGCACCTATTGCCATTAATTTCTCTTGAGTAAATCCTTTCAAAAATTCAATTCCATATAACCAATATAAAAATACACCAATAACTACAACACTTGTTAATACTGTATTTGTTAATGATTTTAACATTTATATTATTAGTTTATATTTTTTTTTATAATTTATATTATTAGTTTATAATTCATCTTCCATTAATTGTAATACATAACTTACTACTAATCCAACTCCAATTGCAACTCCACCAGCAATAAACGTATTTGTATTTATTACAAATTCTGTTTTAAATACCATCATAGTCATAAGAACAAATACAACAATTACTACTAAATTACCTAATACATCATTAATTAATGATAATCTATTCATTATATATTATTATATTATATTTTATTTAATTATTGAAAAATAGTTTCATCTTCATTTAATTCATTTATATCAGTTTCATCATCATCTTCAAATAATTTATCAGATAAACTATCTATATCACTTATATTTGTTGTATTTACATTATATGGTTTTAATCCTCTTTTTGTTAAATGTATTAAATCATGTTCTAATTTACAATTTCCATATTTTAAATCTTGTTCACAAATTACATATTGTTGTAAACAAGCACCATATCTACAATTTAATCCACCAGTACATTTTTTATTACTACATTTAATACATAATTTACATAATATTAATAATTCTTTGTATAAAGTATCATTAGTATGTAAATCAATATTTTCTAATGATTTTGTTGATTTTAATAAATCATATACATATTTTTTATTTGGTACTAAATGTTGTTCTTTTAATGAATGTGCAAAATTACATTTTTCATTATAATTACATTCTCCTTTAAATAACATATTATAACAAATACTAGTTTTAATATTTTTGTCCATATATATATAATGTATTTTTATTTATTTATATTAAAAATTGATTTAGTTATTATTTAAATATAAATAATAATATATATTAATATGATATCAACAAAATATCAGCCAAAATGTTTAAATGATTTAATAACGAATAAAGATAAATTTAATTTAATAAAATCATGGATAGATAATTTTTATATTTGTAAAAATTCAGTATTAAAGAAAACTAAAAAAAATAAAAAAAATATAAATTTATTAATTGTTGGCGAACATGGTATTGGTAAAACAATTACTATTAAAACATTAATTAAGGATTTAGGATTTGAACTTATTAATTTAGATATAACTATTTTTAATAAATGTAAAGATAATGATTTACATATTAAAGCATTTATTGAAAATACTAATGTTATTAATACTTTAAATGAGTTCAAAAAGACAAATCATATTATATTAATTGATAATCTTGAAAATATTACATCAACATCTGATAAAAATATTATAAAAAAAATATTAAAATATAATAATTCATATTGTGTTTGTCCAATTATTTATATTGTTAATAATAAACATAATAATTTTATAACATCTATTAAAGATAATACAACAACTATTTATTTCAATCAACCAACTTATGATGATATGTATAATTTATTAGGTAAAATTTGTTCTGAAGAAAAAATTATGTTTAGTGATATTAATGTCATTAATACAATAATTTCATTTTGTCAACAAGATTTCAATAGATTATTAACAATTTTACAAGATTTCAAAAATTATAAAAAAACAATTTCTGATGAATATTTAAAAACTTATTTATCAATATCTAATAAAAAAGATAAAAATGATAATATTTTTATGGCAACAGCAAATTTATTAACTAAATTTATAAATATTGATGAATGTATGAAAATTTATGCAACTCAAAAAACATATATTCCATTAACTTTTCATCAAAATTATATTAATTATGTTAATAAATTTTATTCTGAATCTACTTATAATAAATTATCTTTAATTAAACAAATTTCTGAAAGTATAGTAACTGGTGATTTAATTGAAAATTATATTCATAATGAACAAAATTGGTCACTTGAATGGAATCATGGATTTATGTTTTGTGGATATCCATCATATTTATTATATTTAAATAAAGTTCAAACTAATCCATTGTTTACAATTAAAAATATTACATTTCCACAAGAGACAAATAAATCATCATTAAAACAAATTAATAAAAAAAATCAATGTATGGATAATAATTTAACTATAGATGATTATATGTTTATGGAAACTTTAACTAAAAAGTTAATTAATAATAATGAATTTGAAAAATGTGCTAACTTATTTGAACACTATGATGTTTTAAATATAGAATTAATTCTTAAAATGAACAAACTGAATGATAAGTTTATCTGGTCAAAAACTATTGAAAACCAAATTAATAATTTTTTATTATAGTTTTTTTTTTATAATATAATATATAGATGTCTGTAGAAGAGACCTATTTACAAATTTCTGAATCTCGTCTTCGTAAATGGCTCGAAGCTGAGAAAAAATCTGAATCTGAGATCAACAAAACTGTTGCAGATATTACCGCAAAGAAAGAAAAAATTCGTAAAGGTGCTGCCAAACTTTTACGTAAAATTCGTGCAAAGTATGCAAATGCAGGTAACAAAGAATTATTTGATCTTACATTACGTTATGCTGCAAAATATGGACTAACAAGTAAAGCTGAACAAAATGTTCTTTTAAAATTACTTGCAAAAGAAATGGCAGGAGTTCGCGATTCACCATATCTTCCTTTTGAAAAACCACATACTGAAATGGCCAAATTTCTTGGTATTAGTGATACACCATTACTGGATGTTCCAAGTGAAGATCGTCGTCATTTAGAAGAAATGGCCAAATTGTATGAACAATTTTGTGGTGTTGGCAAATTACATGATATTGTTAAACAAACTTCACCATTATCATCTGGTAATTTAAATGCACCAAGAACAATTACTATAAATGCTCAAACATTTGATTCAAATTTTATGAATCAATATGTATATGTTAATCCTGTAATATTTGCATTATATAGCATGGTAAATCAAGGTAAAGATTCATTTGAGAAACGTACAATTTGGGCAAATTTTGCTCGTGTTGTATTATCACGTTCTTTTCATGTTATGAAAGGATTTGTTAATTTACCACCACTTCAACCATTTGAAGAAGCACAAGATCAAGAATTAGTAAATGCAATTGCACGTGATCCAAATAGCACTGATTTCTTTAAACGTCAATCACCAACAGCTAATTTACTTCAACGTGCAAAAATTCAAGTTGCTTTATGGGAAAATGTTGTAAAATTACGTTCAAGTGATTTTTATGCAAAAACTTTAGAACCATCAAATGCAGTTATGAATTTAGCATTAACATTAGATCAATATGATTTAACATTATTTGATGAATATAGTGTTGTAACAAGAACTGATGAAGTTCTATTTTTAAAAAAAATTTTATCAGTTTTTTCATATAAAAACTTACTTATGCAATGGAGTGATCAATTAGTTCCATTATTTAATTTGACTGGTGTTACTAATCTACTTCCAATGCAACAAATTCCAAGTTCATGGGGAATTGTTGCATTAATTAATATTCCAGTAGTTGTAGAAAAAACTAAAGCTGTAGTTGGTCCACCAGCAGTTCCAGCTGTTTATTACACACTTGATGAATTGATTAATAGTTCTGATGTTATTTATGAACGTAAAACTCCAGTTGTTAAAGCACGAAAACTTGTTCAAGCACAAGATCGTATATTTGTTACAATTAATAGATATCCAAATAATATTCCAACTATTATGTTACCAGGATTAATTACACAACCTAAAGTACCAACTTTATTACCAATAAATCAAACTCCTATTGATAATATTGGTACTATTATAGTAAATAATCCTCCACAAAACTTTAGTTTAAAAAGTGGAACATTTATAAACAATAATAGATGTTTTGGTTGGAATAGAATATCAATATATCAACCACATGAAATTTCTCTAGCTACTCCTAATATAATTAATGTATATGGTTCTTTTACTCAATCAACTATAGACACAATTTTAATATATACACCTTAATTTTTATTTTTTTAATTTCTAATTATATAATCTTAGTATATAATATGAATAATTTAGAACAATATATAAATATATCCAAATCAAGATTAAATGCAATATTAAAAGCAGAAGGTAAATCTGATGATGAAATAAATAATATTAATAAAGTTTTAAATGAAACTAAATATAAAATAAATAAAATTCTTAATAAATATTATCGTTCTTTAAAACTTAAATATACTTCTGCAACTCCAAATGAATTAATGGAGTATGGTTTAAAACATGCTGAAAAATATGGATTAAAGACAATTGATGAAAAAAATTTATTATTAAAATTGATTTCACAAAATTATCCACAACTTATTGATAATCCATATTCACCTAATTTTATTCCAAATACAGAAATGGCTAATTTCTTTGGTGTTATTTCTGACAGAATGTTACCAATTCCTAAAAATGATTATATTTATTTAGAAGAAGTTATTAAATTATATGATACATATTGTAAACCTCTTATGATTGGTGATTTTTTACTTGATCAAACTATATCTTATCCTAATCTTACAATTCCACCACAATTATTAAATGCACAATATACAGCAACATTTAATGATTCAAATAAATATATACATCCGCTTATTTATGCTTTATATGCTGGAAAAATCCCTTATATTGATAATATTACAATTTGGGCAAATATTGGTCGCATTATTTTATCTCGTTCTGCTCATATTAAAAAAGAATATATTAAACTTTTACCAGGTTCTGCATTTGAATTAGTACAAGATGAAAAATTAATTCAACAAATTGGTTTTGATCCTAGTAATAATGATTATTTTACTAAAGAAACTCCTTTACAAAATTTAGTCAAACGTTTTAAAATTCAATTAAAATTATGGGAAAATATTTTTGCATTACGTAATGGAGAATTATATTATAATAAATTAAAACATACAACATATATTAAAGATTTATTTGATGAAATTGATAATTATAATTTAACATATTTTGATAATCCAGCACTTATTACTATTCGTGATGAAGGTACATTACTTAAAAAAATATTAGCAACTTTTTCTATTCGTCAATCAGTTTTTAAAATGTATGATTCAACACATTCAATTTATAATGTAAATCTTCCTAATACTTTACCACAAATTATTACTCCAACTTTTGTTATTGTTCCTTTATGTGTTTTACCTCATGTTTCAAAACAATTTAATAAAATATATACATTAGAAGAATTAATTAATGGAAATCAATATCTTATACTTAATAAAACTGCAATTGTTAAACAACGTGAATTTTCATATGGTGGTGATTTATTCTTTGTTTCAATCAATCGTGAAAATATTAATGATATTAATATACAACTTAATAACTTTTTTCAACAAAAAAATATCGTTTATCAAAAACCTCAAATTAATGATGTATCTATTTTAGTTAATAATGATTTATATTTAAACAATTTAACATATTATTTATGGTCTTATACCTATATTAATGATGATTTTCAACCTTGTGCTGGATGTTTAGATTCTATATATAATCCTCATATTGATAATATTAAACATAGCATTATACCAATTACTACTCTTAATAATAATTATACACCTACATATAATATTATATTAAATACACGAAGCACAATTTTAATTTTTACTAATGTTAATCATGGTAAAACAAATCATATTACTTTTAAAGGTTTACCACAGCAACCAGCACCACAAAGTCAACAACCTCAACCACCTATACCACCACAATCAACACAACCTATATCACCATCTCCAGCACAACTTCCAGGACAAACTCCAGTACAACCACAACCTCCAACACAACCTCCAGCACAACTTCCAGGACAAACTCCAGTACAACAACCTCCTCAAGAAACACAACTAATCGCAGATAAAAAAGCACAAGAAAAAGCATATATAGAAGCACAAAAACAAGAACATGAAGAAGCTCAACAACAACATCTACCTCAACATCCAACACAACCTCAAATTATACAAGAACAAGAAAAAAGTAATATGCCATCATTTAAATTAAAGGAAAAATATAAAAATATAACAGAAAATTTTAATAGATTTATCAATCACTATTATGATACATTTAATAAATTTAAAGAATTTGAAAACAATTTAGCATTATGTGCAATAACATGTATATTTATATCAATAATAGTAAACTTTACATTAAATTATACATCAAATAATATATATGAAAACTTTAGGAATTATATAGAAACTAATTGTTCAACTAAAAATTATACTTTTAATACAAAATTAAGAAATATATTATCTTCATTTGGAACAATAAAAAAAGATTATGATCTTAACAATATTACTGAAAATCATTGTAGTCGTAAATTACAAATTATAGAAATTTCTAATAGTAGTAAATTACAAATTATGGATTTTTCTAATATTAGAAAATATTTAGAAACAAATCAATTTATAGACAGAGATACACTTAATAATAACATTTTTTCATTTTTAGAAGAATATGTATATAATAAAAAACGAAAAACACAAAGAAAATTACAAGAAGAAGCACTAAGAAAAGCACAAGAAGAAGCAAAAGAAGAAGCAGACAGAAAAGCACAAAAAGAAGCAGACAAAAAAGCAAAAGAAGAAGCAGACAGAAAAGCAAAAGAAGAAGCAGACAGAAAAGCAAAAGAAGAAGAAGACAAACAAGCAAAAGAAGAAGAAGACAGAAAAGCAAAAGAAGAAGCAGACA